CCGTGGCCCGGCGGACCGCGTCGTCGGGTGCGAACCGGACCACCGACCCGAGGCCGACCTCCGGCAGCCACGCGTGCGACAGCAGGATGTCGCGGACCTTCCCGGCCGCCTGCAGCAACCTCCGGTCAACGGCCGTCTTCAGCGCCGCCGCAGTCGCCGCATCTTCGTCGCGCATCGTCTCCCCGTCGACCCAGTAGCCCCGGGCCGCGAACGCGTACGGGGAGGCCGGGTCAAGCGCGTCCAGGGTCGCGGTGTAGGTCAGCGGCGTCACACCGTCGGTCACCCGCTGAACCCCTGACAGCCTGTTCGGGACGTCGAAGTCGTCGCACCGATCCGTCCACTGCGGCGAGTACACAGCCGCCGCGCCGGGCGCGAACGTCCACGCCGTCGACCTTGCCGCCGGGTCAACGTACGGCTCCACTGTGACGACGCCGTACGGATCGGCAGACGCCGACCAGTACCCGATAGCGCCCGCCAGATCGTTCACCACCCTCAGCCGAGCCTCGCCCGCATCCCACGCCATCGGGGCCGCCAGCGTCGCCGCCGACGGGGTCACCGCATACCGGGCGATACTGGCGGCAGTGAGCTGCGCCGTAATAGCGGTCGTGACGACTGTCCCACTGGGCAGGCTCAGCGGTGCGGGAAGCCGTGACCGCTTCGCCAGCAGATACGTCACGTCGTACAGGTCCACCTGCGTAGCCAGCGGCACCGTCCGGTGGTGCTCCGTCTGCGGCGACTTGCAGAGGTAGGTACCGAGCGGCCACCGTCCGGCGCCCTCCACCGCATACCAGGGCTGCACCATGACACGGGGCCAGTCGACCGGCGACGTACCCGACCATGTCAGCGACCCGCCCCACCGGATATCGGCCCACACAGACCCCTGCAGCCGGCACGACTCGACCCCGTCCAGCATCCCACGCGGCGAGAAGTCGAGCCCATACAGCTGGTATTCGAACCGCTCGGTCCTACTCCCGGTGCGCCAGTCACTCGACATAGTCGACCCGCTGCGCCGAGATCCTCACGGGGATGAGCGGACGTGCGTTGACGCCAGCCGCGTACGCGTAGTCGAGGAGGGCGACGAAGATGCGGCGGCCGTCCGGGTCCCGATAGCACGCCACGCCGGGCGTCATGACGAGATCCTCGAGCGCGTCCGCGGCGCCGATGACGGCGGCCGAGTCCAGCATCCCCGAGATGGCGAGCGTCTTGGACCTGGCCTCACCGCTGTACATCACAGGGTCGGGCCTGCCCGCGTACTGCTTGGCGACCCGGTCGAGGGATGCGGACAGGGACACCCGCGGGTTCAGCGACAGGCCGACCAGCTTGGTCCACCCGGTGCCACCGTTGAGCAGGATGCGGCTGTACCCCGGCTCGACGATCGTCGTGTCGACGACCTCGTCAGCCTCCGACGTTGACGGCAGCGCGGACGTGGCGATGACGCGGTAGAGGAGGCCGGTCCCCAGCGGCGGGATACGGTCCAGGATCGACCCGGACAGGGGCAGCCCGGACGCGAGACGGAGGGTCCCACGCCAGACCTCCACCGACACGGCCGCGGGCGACCCGGCCGGCACCGACCACGACACCAGCACCGACCCGGTGGCGGGCGAGAAGTTCGACGACGTGACAGGTACCGGCGGCGGCGCGAACGTCACCACGAACGTCTGCGAGAACGGCACCGACTGGAGCCCGGCGACCGACTGGACCGTCGCAGTGAGGGTGTGCGTCGACCCGGACGACAGCGGCGACGCGAACGCGTGCGCGAGCGACCCGCTGGTGTCGGTGGCCTGCTCGAGCAGGGTCGCACCCCGAGTCAGCGTCCACGACATCGTCGCCACCGGCGACGACTCGGCCTGGTAGTAGCCTGCGGTTGCCGTCAGTGTCGACGAGCCGTACGGGTCTGCCACGGCCAGCGACACAACCGGGGTCGTCGACGTCGCCGACACGGCCAGCGCCGACCACGGCGACGCGGACGCATGCAGCCCGTACGTACGGACCTGCCACTCGTACTTCTTCCCGACCGTGAACGTGCCCGCGGCGAACGACCGCGCGGACGTCGCCGAGGTGACCTTCCCGGTGGACGTGAACGCCCCACCGACCGCCTGGTCACGGTGCTGCAGCTCGTAGGCGGACTGGTCCGTCGTGTCGACCGGGGCGGGCTGCCACGAGAAGACGACCGCGGCGGCCGGGTCGAACACTGGGGGCGACGCCAGGTTCGACGGCGCCGCGGGTGCCGCCGGGATCGCGACCGTGTTCGACGCCGCCGAGTAGGCGGAGGTCTGCGCGCCGGCGGTGAGCGCCACCCGGTAGGTCCACGTCGACGCCTGCGACGCGGACGCGTGGGTCCACGTCGTCATGGCCGTGCCGGTCGGGCTTGCGAGCGTCGACCAGGCCGTGCCGCCGTTCGTCGACGACTGGATGACCGCACCGGTAGACGTCCCAGACGGGTTCGCCCACGTCAGCACAACATCGGGGCCGACCCGCTTCGCGGTCAGCCCGGACGGCAGTGCGAGGGTAGACACGACATACCCGGACCACGCCTCGGTCGTCGACCAGTCGATGCTGCTCCGCGGCCCGTCGCCGGCGAAGACGAGATAGCGGACCTCCTGCCCCAGCGGGGCAGCCGTGTCCACGAAGCTTGTCACGGCCGCGATGGTCGACCCGATGCAGATCCCGCGGCCGGACTCGCCCTTCCGGGCGCGCCACACGTCGTTCCAGTCGGTCCCGCCCGGGTTCGTCCATGTGACCGTGATCTGTGCCGGTCCCGTCAGGGACGCAGCGACCGACGTCGGTGGCGACCAGGTCATAGTGTGCCCCTCCTCGCGGTACGGCCGGCCTGGCTGGTGGCCGCCGTGAGCTCACGGCGGAAGAACAGACGTCCGTTGTCGATGTCGACGGCCATCCCGGACAGGGCCGCGCGGATGTCGGAGGCGGACACGCCGGGCGCGTATCCGAGACCCGCAGGCTCCACGGCGACCCCGCCGACCATCGCCGCGGCGCCACGGTCCACCGCACCCGCAGCGGACCGCATCCCGTCGGCGAGCATGTCGCCCAACAATCGGCCAGCCCGGCCGTCGTTGAAGGACGTCAGCGGACCCTCACGGACCGGCGAGCCGGGTACGAACCCGGCCACCGCTCGGGCTGCGTCCGCGATGGCGCTCGTCGCCCTTGAGATGGTGTCGCGGATACCCTGCGCGAGCCGATCCATCAGCTCCGTGCCTGCGCTGTACATCCGGTCTGCCAACCCCGACAGGGCGCCAGAGATGACGCCCCACAGAGTGCCGATGATGCTTCCCACCGCGCTGACGCCGGCCTGTACCGCCGACTGCACGTTGTCCCAGACCTTGCCGACGGTCTCCTTGAGGATGTTCCACGCGCCGGACCAGTCCCCGTTGATGGCTGCGAGTGCGGCCCTTATCAGCCCCGACACGAGGTTGAGCGCACCGGCGATCGTGTTCGCCACGATCGAGAACGCGGCGGCGACGACATCCATGATGGTCCCGCCCCACGTCGCCCAGATCGCCGACGTGACGCTGGTCACCTGCGCGATGATGGCACCGACGATGCCCATCACGCTGACGATGATCTCGCCGATGGCGCCGAAGATCTGCTGCACGACCGGTAGTAGCGGCGCCAGCCGCTCCATCATCCCGGCGACGAACTGCTGGATGATCGGAACGGCGACCGCGACGGCCGCGGCGATCTGCGCGCTCAGCTGCTGCCATGCCGGCATGAAGCTGGTCTGGATCCACGCGCCGACCCGCTGCAGGATCGGCTGCACCTGCGCGCCGAACGTGGCCGCCAGCGACTGCCCCTGCGAGACGACCGGCCCCATGTCCGTCGACACCTGCCCGAACCAGGACGCGAGCTGCGCCACGTACGGGATGGCCTTGCCGACCGCCTCCCCCACGGCGCCGAACACGGCCGACCCGAGCGGCTCCAACGCCAGCAGCACGTTGTTCTTGAGCATGGTCCAGTTCTCGGCGGCGTCCGCAGTCTCGGCACCCACGTCGAGGATCCGGTCGCCGGTCCCATCGAGCGCCTTCTGCAGCCCCTCCGCGGAAAGGGTGCCGTCCTGCAGCGCCTTCACCATCGCCGGGGCACCCTTGGTGCCGAACAGTTTCGCGGCCAGGTCCAGCGACTCGGCCTGCTTGCCCTGGTCGGCGAGCGTCTTGATCTCGCCCGAAACCCGCTTGAACGCCTCCTGCGGCGCCTCACCCTGCTTCGCCAGCGTCACCAGGCCCTTGCCCATGGCCGCCATGGTCCGGTTGCTGTCCAGGCCGGCCTTGTCGAGCACGCCAGCCAGCGCCGCGGTCTCCCCGAAGCTGTAGCCGAGCTGCTGCATCGCGGGCGCGTTACGCTGCACCGACCCGGCAAGCTCGTTCATGCCCACACCGGTCGACTGAGACACCCGGAACAGCGAGTCCATCGCGTCCTCGACATCGGCACCCGCGACCCCGAACGCCGAGAACGCCGCCGAGGTCTTCTGAATGTCGACGTCCTGGCCCAGGATCCGGCCGGCCTCGAGGTACTGAGACGCGACAACCCGCAGGGTGTCGCCCGACAGGCCAAGGCGCGTGTTCAGGTCAGCGACCACCGGTCCGATCGCGGAGAACTCCGCGGGGATGTCCGACCCGACGCCCTTCGCGATGCCGACCAGGCCCTCAAGCTCGGCACCGGTCGCACCCGTCCCAACCCGGATCGTGTCCGCCACGTCGTCGAACGTGGCACCCACGTCGTACAGGCCCTTTCCGGCAGCGACGACCCCGGCGAACGCGAGCGCGGCACCGGCGATCAGCGGCGGCCCGAACTTCTCGCCCATCGACTTGCCGGCCTTGGTGCCAGCCGCATCAGCGGCCGGGCCGACCTTGCCCGAAATCTCGCCCTGGATGCCCTCCATCGACGTGACGACCTGGAGATAGGCGACACCGACCTCAACCGCGCCAGCGCTCACGAGTCCCCCTCCCAGGTATTCAGAGGCCGCGCTCGGGGGGCGGCCACGCCGGAGTCCCACCAGGCTTCGAAGTCGGCGATCCGGATCGGGTCCTTGCCGACGTGTTGCACCGAAGGCTCCTGCCCCGGGCGCGGGTACGGCTTCGGCCGAGGACCCCTACCGCCGCCGCGCTGCCAGTTGGCACCAGCCAGCGCGTCCACCACGGACGCGAGCAGGTAATCGATCTGCCCCCAGTCGTGACCCCGGACGGACCGTTTCAGCGCCGAGTCGCGCGGCGAGCTGCTGACGATCGCCCACAGGTCACGCCAGGTGAACGCGGCAGTGCCGACGTCACGCAGCCGCAGCCCGAGCCGGATCAGGTCGTACTCGACGGCCTCCGCGTGATCCTCGATCAGCCCGCAGAGGCCGAAGATTCCCCCAGGCCCAGCCCCGAGTGAGCACGCCACGCCTTCATCACCACATCGACCCCGGCCTCGTCGAGGATGTCGGTCAGGCCGGGCGCGTACGTGTCCAGCATCCCGATGACCAGCTCGCCGAGCTCTTCGGCCCGCGCAGACTCCGACCGCTTCGCCTTCCAGATCCGACGCATCCGCAGCTGCACCGACAGCGGCAGCCGGGCGATCGCGGGGAGCCGCCATACCTTCTCGCCGTCGAACGTGAACCGGAACCACGCCGCGTCCGGGACGGACAGGTGCGCGACACCGTCGTCCACGGTGGAGACGTCGAGCGCCTCCACCGTGGCGGCGGCGGGGCTCTTCTTCTTGCCCTTGCTCATGCCGAGAAGATCCCGTCGTCGGTGTGGATATAGATCGACTTGCCCGTCGAATCCGGCGCGGCGCCGAGGGTCACACCGAGCTTGATCGCGTCGTTCTTCACGAACACGATGTCCTCGGTCTCCGTGACCGTCGCCGACGGCAGGACCACGACCACCCGCGCGACGCCGTCCTTCATCTTGAAGATGAACCGCTTCGCCGGCATGTCATCGGCGCCGATCCCAACCTTGATCTGCTTGCCCTTGGTCGGCGTGGCGGCGGTCACGGTCACGTTCGCGTCGCCGAACGTGTTCTTCAGCGACTGCTCGTTGACCTCCAGGTGCGCATACTTCGCCGTCCCGTCGAACTCGGACAGCACCCGCTTCACAATCGAGCCGGACCAGTCCTTGATGTTCTCGAACGACCTCGACAGCGAGAGGGTGAGGCCGTCCTCCGACACGTAGCCGCACGACGTGAACCCGGTGTACGGCCCGGCCAGGGGGTCGGTCGGGATGGTGGCAGTCAGTGGGGCCGACAGGATCGCCCCCGAGGTGAGCTGGTCTGGACCACCGGTCCAGACGTTGCGGGCGTCGACGGTCATGTCCGTGCCTTTCGTTGAGGGTTTACGCGTTCAGGTTCCGGAGCGTGACTCGCACCGTGAACGAATACCGAGCCCGGCCAGTCACCGAGTCGGGGTCTGGGTAGGGGATCGAGACGACCAGCACCGCACTGCACGGCGCCCCCCCGAAGTTGCCGCCTTCCGACGCTTCGATGAGCGCCAATGCGTCCGCTGCCAGCGCACGCGCTGCGGTGTCGTCGTCGGGAGACTTGCCCCAGGCGGTCACCGTCATCTGGTGGGCGGTGTGCGCCGGCGTGACCCGTGGCCCGCCCGTGTCGCGTACGATGACGGCCCTGCCAGCAGGGTCCCCGCGGCGGAACCCGCGAACCGGGGCCGGCAGCGACGCGAGCACCTGCACCGCGTGAGCCACAGCGTCACGCACCACCGGGGTAGGCATCAGACGCCACCGAGTGCGGTCGTCAACGCCTTGTCGTCAGCCTCTGCCTTCTGTGCCTCACGGGTCGCAGCGAAGACGGACGCCCGGGCGCGGTTCTTCGTCGTCCCCTGCCTCGCCTCGAACCCATCGCCGGCACGCGCTGCGATGGCCTCCGCGACTGCCATGACAGCCGCCTGCGCCTCGGCGGACGTGTTCAAGGTCCGGAAACCTTCGGACTTGAACGTGATCTTGGTGATCGGCATCACACCCACCCCTGCAGAAGCACCAGGACATGCGACAGGCGGGCCGTGTACCCGTCCCACCGCTGCGGCATCCCGTCGACCGCGTAGTCGTCGCCGTACAGGGTGACCCGGCACGACGCGTCCACCGGCGTTCCGGCAGGGAGATACAGCGACCACGCCACCGTCGACGTGTCACGACCACCCAGCACCTCAGGAGACGCCCCCGGCTGGGCACGCCACCGGGTCACGGTCTCGGTCCACAGCGGCGCATCGAAGTCTGCGGTTTCGTTGTTCCGGGCATCAGTGACGATCGACGGCTTCACGACGACAACCGGGACATCCTGCTGCATCAGCCTCACGGCCGTGGCCCCAACCGGTACCGGTCCAACGCCCGCATCTGGTACTCGTCGAGCACCCCCACGGCGCCGGCCTCCGACCACTCGGCAGACACGCTGCCGACCTGCTCCCGGCGCGGTCCGGCCTCGGTGGCCTCCAGTGCCGCGGTGATCGCCGTGACGATCGCGGGCATGTCGTCATACCCGTGGCTCATCGTGACCTCGATCGCACCGAGCTTCCGCGGCGGCACCGACGCGAGACGGAGCATCCCGTTCTCGGACCACTCGGAGTCCGTCACCGGCTGGCCGTCGACCGTGACAGACGAGACCCCGACCAGGCGCAGCGTCGGCAGCACGACCAGCCTCGAGCCGTCCGAGTCGAGCCGGTGTGTCGTTTCGAGGACTGGGGCGATGTGCCAGCCGCACTCGTCGCGGATCATGCCCAACGCAGCGAACTCGTCCACACCACAACCCCCTCGGTTCTGAAATGCGGTAGCCCGGCCGCCAGAACGGCCGGGCTACCCCGGACTCACTTGTTGGCCGGAGCCTCGGCCGCCTTGTTGGCCGGCGCCTTGACGGCCTTGGCCTTCGCGTTGTCGCCGTAGAGCGACGCAGCGTCCTGCGGGTCGAGCAGCATGACGTGCTTCATGCCGTTGATGTCGACCTCGTACTCCTTGCGCGTGTCAGCCATCGGGGCCTCCTTCTGCTGGGCGCCGGGCGGGGCTGCGCAGCCCCGCCCGGCGGTGGGTTAGAGCAGGGTCACCTTCACGACCGCGGCGGGGATGCGAACGGCCAGGGCCACGCGCTCCTCGATCCTGGTCGTGACGATGTCCTTGGTGAACTTGCCCTGGTCGGAGTTGGTCGACTCGACCCGGACGCCGCCCTTGCGGTACACCGTCGCCGCCGTCTGCAGCGCGCCCACGACGACCGTCTTCGCCGCCACAGCGGACGACACGACCGTCTTGAGGCCCCACAGCGGAGGCTGGAACTCGACGCCGCCGACGCCGTACAGACCGGTGAAGAACCCGCCGCCGAAGTACTGCCCGTTGGTGTCCTTCGCCAGACGCAGCGTCTGGTAGTCGGCCGGGTTGATGATGACGGCGTCGGCGGCCAGACCGGTCGCCGTCTGAACCTTCATCATCGCCCGGAAGATGGCGTCCTGTGCCGAGTCGGGCCCGACCGCCTGGGTCTCGGTCTGGATCCCCGACCGGGCCAGCAGCCCTTGGATGTTCGACCCGGTGCCGTCACCGTTGAGGAGCTGCGACTCCTCGACCTGCGAGAGCAGGTACAGGCCCCGGTTGTTGATCTCGGAGACCCAGAAGTCGAGGTCCTCGATCATCTCGTCGGCGGTGTCCCACCAGCCGGCGATCTTCTTGGCCGCGTCCGTGCGCGACGTCGGGTCTGCGATATGAAGCTGCGGCTTCTGCCCACCCTCTGCGACGGTCGCGAAGTTGCCTTCTGCGGCACCCTCCACGAAGTACGTCACCGCGTTGGTGCCGACCCCCAGGGTGCCCGTGCCGAGCAGGTCGGAGACGGTCGCCCGGCGGTAGGCGCGGACGATGGTCTTGTCGACCTGGGTGCGCAGCGGGGAGAACGCGGCGGGGCCGACTTGCGCGTCGGTCGCGGCCTTGAACTCGGGCGCTGCGAACGATGCGCCGCGGTGCGACTTGAGCCTCCGCAGCCCGTCTTCGCCGATGCTCTTGGCGAAGTGCGCACCGAGCGACGAGGCTGGGGCGTCGTCATCCTCGGGGGCGCCGGAGACGACGAACTGCTTCATCAGCTCGGCGTCAGCGTCGGACTGGTCGATCTTGACGGTGAGCTCGGCCACCTCGGCCTGCTTGGCCTGGAGTGTCGCGCGCTCGTCGTCGGTCAGGTCGCGGCCCTCGGCCCGCGCCTTGGCGATGATGTCCGCGCCGGCCTTGATGGCGGCGGCCCGGAGTGCCTTGAGTTTCATCCTCAGGCTCCTTCCTGCCCGGCGTATGCCGTGGCGTAGGTCTCGAACAGGGTCGCCAGGTCGTCGACGGACGGGCTGACCCTCGGCTCCTCACCCGACGCGGACGACTTGGCCCCGGAGGGCTCCTCATCGCTGGCGTCCGGCTTGGCGTCGGTGTGACCGCTGGCCTTCTCCTGGTCGTTACCGGACTGCACATCCAGGGATGTGAGTACGGAGTCGATGGCGTCGCGCGCTTCGCGCAACGCAGTTTCGTTCTTCGCCGACAGCACGCGGCCGGCCTTCAGCCCGTCGCACATGCCCTTGATGGCGACGACGGACGTGTCCTGGTTAGCGCCGACGGGAACGAAGGAGAACTCGTACACCCGGAGCTTCCGCAGCTCGTTCACCGGCTCGCCGTCGGCGCCCTCGACCTTGCCCGAGTCGAGCACGTCGTAGGCGAACGACAGCTGCGTCAGGCGGCGGCCCTTCACGAGCCGGTACACATGGGCGCCCTTCGGCGACTCCATGTCGAACCGGCCCTTCACCCACCAGCCGTGGTCGTCCTCGCCCTGGTCGACGGTCTCGGCGACGTAGAAGTCGGGGTCGTCCATCCTGTGCCCGTACAGGCCCGGCAGCACGTCACCAGACGACTTCCACCGTTCGATGTCGTCGAGGAATGCGCCCTTGGCGACCACATCCCCGTAGGAGTCGGCGACACGGGTGAACGTGGACGGGTAGACGACGAACTCGCCCTCCTGGAGCCCGTCCGTGCTACCCGCCTTCACGGTGCCCATCGGCAGCGTCTTGATCCTCATGAGGCCTCCCAGCTCACTTCGACGGTGCAGGTGCAGCCCGCCAGGTCGTCCACGTCCCCGGCAGGGTCGCCGGGCCAGTCCATGCCATTGCTGAACGGCTCGTCGATCGGCACCCGCTCACCATCCAGCGCGGCATGTTCCGGGCGCGGGTTACCGCTGTTGACGATCCATACCTTGAAGCCGGCGGACGTCTGCCTTCCTGCCTCGGTCCGGCCGAACCCGGCCATCGTCGTCACCGACGAGACGGCCAGCATCCCGATCCGCCAGTCGGCGCCGTCCTCGAGCTCGGCGTCGATGATGTCGGAGTCGTCGGCCTCGTCGTCGTCGAAGCCGTCCTGGAGGGCGTCACGGGTCGCCGCGTTGATCCGTCCCGCCGCGCCCTTCGAAACGGCGCGGACCCAGTTGACCGTACGGTCCGCGTCGTAGGCGTCCGGATCCCACGCATGACTGTCGAGCATCGCCCGCCCGGCCGCCGTCGCCGTCGCCAGGCCGACCCGTGTCAAGTCCGCGGCGAGCTCACGGTCCCACCGCTCCCCGTCCCACCAGTCGCCTGCCGCCTTCAACCCGCGGGCCGTTCGTACCGCTGCGGCCTGCCGGGCGAACGCGCGCTTGAGGACACGCTCGTGCTGCTTGACCCAGCCAGCTTCGGGGGCGGCCTTCACTCGTGGCTTGCCCGCGGCCCGGAGGTTCTGCGAGCCCGAATCGCGGGGAGACGACTGGCCGCCGACCAGGACGTTCAACGGAGTGACCAGCTGCTCAGCGTCACCCCCGAGCGCCGGCATGTTCATCCGCGCCCGGGCCTCGTCAGCGGTCATCCACGGACGCCCCACCGACGACTGCAACGAAACGGCCTGCTCTTCGAAGTTCCCCTGCAGCTTCTCGGCGATGTTGAACTCGACATAGAACCGGGCCGGGTCCATCTTGAGCAGCGGCAGCGCGAACGTGTTGAACGCAGACTCGATCTCAGCCAGAAGCGGCCCGAGCGTGTCGCCGTACAGGCCACGACGGAACTCGCGGACGTTGGAGTAGTTCGCATTGTCCAGCAGGCCGACCATCGTGGGATTCACATGGAACGCCGAGGCGACCATGCCGAACGACAACTTGACGCCCTGCACGAACTGCTGGTCGGACGCGGAGAAGTCAAACCGGTTCAGCGTCATCCCATCCTCGAGGATCGGCGTTCCTCCCGCCAGTGAGCCGTCCCCGGTGAACTTGGCGTTCCAGTCCTCGCGGAACTTGTCGCGCGCCTGCGCCGACCACTGGACGCCAGGGGGTCTCTGGATCACCGACGACGCGCGCCCGCCGCGGCGCCATACCTGGGCGCGGTACCGGGATGACTCCAGCTGTTCGGCGATCGTCTCGCGGAGCGTGTCGATCGTCGGCGAGCAACCCGTCGGGCTCGTGGGCGAGTAGCCACCCAGCGCGATCACCTTCGACGGGTCGAGCCGCACGGTGGTGCCCTTGATCGTGACTGTCAGCTCCACCGGCGCGAACGGGTCTACCTTCGTGACCGATACCCACGCAGGCGGGAGCCTCCGCAGCCGCCACGATCCGTCGGTGTCGAACCACGGCAGGAGATACGCCCGGTCGTAGAGCGCCTTGTCGCCGACCAGCGCGAACATCAGGTCATAGGTGGTGCGCCTGTCGCCCGGGGCGGCCAGGGCCTGCGCGATCGGGCTGGTTCGGTCGCGGCGCCGGTTATCCCCGTCGCGCTCGAAGACGTGCAGTCCGAGTTGTGCAACGTTGCGGGCAAGGAAGGTCACCACCGTGCGGATATGCGGCTGCGCCTTCCACATGTCGGTTACGGACAGCTGCCGCGCCCACTCGGACGCTGACCGAGAACTGACCCAGTCGTCCCACTCTGCCGCACCCACATGCGTGACCCGAGGCTCCCAGATCGAGTAGTCGAGGCCGTCAGCTGACGCCGGCGCGGTCTGACCACCGCGCGAGAGGAGCGCAGTCTGCACGAAGTCCCAGAAGCCCACAGTCACCCCCTCAGATCACAATCAGGCCGTGGCCGTCGTCGTAGGCCGACACAACCGGCGGCTCGCCGTTCATGGCGACGAACATCGCCGTAGTCATCGCAGAGATGCCGTCGATCTTCTCCATCGACGACTTCTTGTCCGGCGCGATGTTGCCGTTGCTGTCCATCCTGACCCGCAGGTTGTCTGCCATCCAACGCAGCACCGGGTTACCGCCGTGCCGCAGCATCGGGGCTCTCGCGGTCCCGACTCGGACCAGCCGGTCCAGCTCCTTCAGTGGCGCCGACAGTGACGCAGGCCCCTGCCGCACCCGCTCCACCGGGAGTCCGTCCTCGATCAAATCGTTCGTCAACTGCGTCGCGTTCCACGGGTCAACCCCGATACCGGCGACCTCGAGCAGCCCGGCGTCCGCGTTGATGGCGGCCCGGACGAACCCGTAGTCGGTCACGTCGCCGGGGGTGAGCGTCAGCCACCCGTCCTTGACCCACCCGGAGGCGGACCCGGACGTCCGCGCGTCCAGCGCCTGGAGCGACTCCTCCGGCACCCAGAACCGGCACGCCACGTCATAGCCACCATCGTCAGCCGGCATCAGCCACACCAGCGCGGTCACATCAGACACAGCCGCCAAGTCAAGCCCGCCGAACGCCCGACGGCCACCGAGCTCAGCGAGCCCACCGGCGTTCCGGTCCCACTTCGCCAAGTCGAAGAAGGCAGACGACAGCTTCGAGCGAATCCCAAGATGAAGCCGCAGGAACGACGCCATCTGCACCGGACCAGAGCGCGCCTTGTCGGCCGCCTGCTCAAGAAACTCACGACTCGGCGTCTCCGGATAGAGCGGGTTCGCCTTCGCCCACGTCGACTCGGCGAACGGGTCGTCGGTCGCGTCGGCGGCGAAGATGACGCCGTACATCCGGGGCGCCTTCAGTACCTTCCTGGCAACCTTCTCGACCATCTCGCGCCGCTGCGCGTAGACGCTCGTCGTCGACCCGTCGTCGGCCGTCGTGATGATGCAGACCAGCGGCTGGTCACGCGAGCCAGTGCCCGACTCGATGGCCTCCAGCAGCGCGCCGTCCTTGTGGACGTGCAACTCGTCCACCAACCCGCCGTGAACGTTCGCCCCGTGCTGCAGGTCCCCGCGGCTCGAAACGGCCTTCAGCGACGAGCTGGTGACGTCCTGCAGTATCTCCCCACGCAACGCCCGGACGCCGGCCTGCTGCAACATCGGCGACGCCTTGACAAGCGCCGCCAGCGGCTTGAACGCGGCCGACGTCTGGTCCCGAGCCGCGGCTCCGAGGATGACCTCGGCGCCCGGCTCACCATCAGCGAACGCCAGGATCATGGCGATAGCGGCCACGACCGTCGTCTTGCCGGACTTGCGCGGCGTCTCCCACCACAGATCGCGGATGATGCGAGTCAGTCGACCCTGCTCGTTCGGAGCCACCCAGCCAAACACTGGAGCGACCAGATATGCGACCTGCACCGGAGCCAGCTCCAGCGGCCTACCTGCCCAGCGCCCCTTCGTGTGCCGGAGGTGGCGCAGCGCAGACAGCGTCCTGTCGACCCGATCGGCGTCAAAGACAGCGCCAGGGAAGTCCCGAGGCTCAGGCGTCCGAATCAGTGGCGCGCGCTCCGGCACCGGAATACCACGCGAGTCGAGATACCACAGCACCTCGGCCGACAGTGGAGCCGACGGACTAGAGCGCCGCGAACGGGTTCTCGTTGCCGCCATCGGAAGCTTCCTTCCCTGGCGTGCGAGCACGCGACACGAACGTCATCCCCAGCTGCTGGGCGTACCGCAGGAACATGTCCGACTCCAGTCGGAACACGGCCTCGGCAGGGTTCTTCTTGACCACATCCGCGTCACTGTCGACGACCACGTCGAAGCCGATGGAGTCATGCGCACGCCGCGCCGTGACGAAGTGGCGCAGCGCCAGCTCGAGAGTCAGCGCGTCCGCGGGAGACACCAGGCCGGAGCGGTTCAACGTCGGCATCAGGTCATCCCACAGCGCAGACAGCGTCTCATCCTCGCGGACTGCGGATGGCTTGTCGGGCGCGCGAGTCGGGAGGTCAGCGGCAGCCGTGCCGGTGACGACAGGCACGTCCTTGACGAGGCGCAGAGGACCACGAGCACCCATGAGCCTCACCCCCCGAAACGAAATGGTCGAAACTAGCCGCGGTGTGTCCGAGAC